TTTTCAACCAACAACTTCTCAACATAAATTTCTGAAGGTTCTTTGGTATACATTTTATCTTCCATCAGTTTTTTACCAAAATATGAATCTAACTTGACCCATTTTTTTGCGACTTTTGGTTGTAGGGTATGATAATTATTTATGTAATCGGCCTGAGGTCTCGTAGGAACAAAAGACTTACTATTTTGTTTTTTGTGTTTTAAGTTAAGGATATAGTTATTTGACCCTTCATAATCGTCTAATATTAAAAGGGCTTTTGATTCGGGTGTTTTAGGCACAAAATCTTCCATGATATAATAAAATATAATAAACATCCATAAAAAATCAATTAAAGTATTTATAGGTATGGCAGATAATAGAGTTCCGATAACCAGACTAAATAAGTTTTTTTCTGAAGAAGACTTTAACTTAGATATTTCTATGGGTGATGAATGGTTAGGTGGGGATATGAATTTTACCCTTGTTTTATACCGTATTGATAGACAAAGAACTATTAGTGATGATGTGTACGGTGAGACCTTAGAAGATGGAATACAGTTTTTACCTCCCGTTGAATTCAAGGGATATGTACAAATTGAAGCTCCTTCTAATGTTGATTATGGTTCCGCTAAATTATCACAAACAGAACCAGGTAATTTGAAAGTTGGCGTTTATCAAAAACAATTAGAGGAATTAGGTATTGATATAAACTATGGTGATTATATTGGGTATTACGAAGACGAAACAAGAGTTAGATATTATAGTGTTGTAGATGACGGTCGTGTATTTTCTGATAACAAACATACATACGGTGGTTACAAGGCTTTCTACCGTTCTGTTATTGCGGCACCAGTAACCGATAACGAATTTAGAGGAATATAAAATGGCATTACCAAGTAAAGTAAAAAAACATTTACCACTAACACCTGAAAAAGTTGGTCGAGAAAGAAGACAACAAATGTTAGATGATATTACTGATTATGGTACTTTTCTACCTAAAGGTGTTTTACATGCCGATTTAGATTTGGGTATCTTAGATTTTGTAAAAGAAGATTTGAAATTAGTCGTTGGTGAAAAGTTAGTACCGACAGTTGATAAAATCATAACTAATCAAAACTGGTCACAATTTACTGAAACATGGAACTTCCAAGATTTAGATAAAAACATTTCATTACCATTTATTGCAACAGTAAGAACTCCTGAAGTTAAATACGGAACATTTCAAGGAGGAGCTGCGAATATACCAAACAGAAGACAATTCTTTTACTATACTGTACCAACATGGGACGGACAACGAAAAGGTGCGGATGTTTACACAATACCCCAACCAATTCCTGTTGATATTACATATAATATTAAATTGTTTTGTAACAGGATGCGTGAACTTAATGAGTTTAACAAAATTATTATGCAAAAGTTCACGTCAAAACAAGCGTACACTCAAATTAAAGGTCACTACATGCCAATAATAATGGAGACGGTATCAGATGAATCGGCTAAAGATTTACAAAAAAGAAAATATTATATTGCAAGTTATACATTAATATTAAAAGGTCTTTTAATTGATGAAGCGGAATTCAAAGTTTCACCCGCGATATCAAGACAAGTATCTTTATTTGAAACTGATGAAAGAGTAAGAACGAGAAGGGCTAACATTCAACCACCAAGACCTGATAATTTTGACCTTGACTTATTATTTGTTTCGGGTACCACACAATTATCTGAAGTTTTTAGATACACAGCAGACTTAAAAATTACTGAAACACAAAATGTAAATTCATATGATGTTTATATAAATTCTAATTATGTTGGGTCCAATTTACCGACAATACAAATTAATGACGGAGACACTTTTTCAATAACCGTAACTAAAACAAACTCAAGTACTCTTGCAAAAATAAAAACAGTTGCATACTTAGTTTAATTACTCTCCGTAAATATCTTTTACTTCCTTACAATTTTCAGTAATTAGTTTTTCTAAAAACTTATACATCTTCAAACCATTTTTATCACAATAATCCTTTAAGATTGTATGTACTTCAGGTTTTATTTTTAAGTTTTTTATTTTTTTTTCTTGGATTTTCATAATGGTAGAAAAAAGGCAGAATTTATTCTCACTCTTTGATAAATATTATACTAGGGTAAAGTTTTTTGTTATTTGGTGATGTATTTATATATAAAAAATAAATTCTAAAAACATTTTTATTAACATGGCATCATCTAATAAGGTTTTTGTTTCTCCGGGTGTGTATACATCAGAAAGAGACTTAACATTTGTTGCACAAAGTGTTGGTGTAACTACATTAGGAGTGGTTGGTGAAACTCTTCAGGGACCAGCTTTCGAACCTATTTTCATCACAAACTTTGACGAATTCCAAACATATTTCGGAGGTACTAGCCCTGAAAAATTTGTAAACACACAAATACCAAAATATGAATTGGCTTACATTGCAAAATCATACCTATCACAATCTAATCAACTTTTTGTTACAAGAGTACTTGGTCTTTCAGGTTACGACGCAGGACCATCTTGGTCTATTGTAACAATAGGTAATGTTAACCCTGCAACAATTACCGCTACAGGTATAACTACGGCAGTTGGTGTAACATTTACAGGTAGTACAGGTGGCACCGTAACATTAACATCGGTACCTGCGTCGTTAAATGCAAGCGGTAATTTCTACACACCATACACTGAATTTAACGGTGGAACATCTACAATTGGTGGTGATTTACAAACATACATTTCTAATCAAATTTCACTTTACTCAACAAGTGCATCGACTTCAGGTTCAAGTGCAATATTTTGGGGTACGGTAAGCGCATCTACATTTAACAGTACAACAGGTGTAACACTTAATGGTACAGGTTCAATTTCAGCATGGACTGAAAATTTTGGTGTGGGTGTATTGACAGGTGCGACCGCAGCTTCACTAAGCGCTCAAACAACTAACGACCCTTGGTATTACGCTTTATTTAATTACCAGCCAGGTACAATTAATTCTTACTATGGTCAAGGTATGGGAGCAGCACTTTCAGGTATTTCAACAACACCTACTTCAGGTGTGTTCTCAGGTACTGTTGCATTCTATACAACAACATACTCGGCATTACCATACACAACATATGATGATATGGTAGTTGCAACATTAAGGTCAAGAGGTATATCTACATATACATCAACAAATGCGGGACCTTTCTATGAAGTTTCAGGTACGTCTGATGTTAAGATGATATGTACAGGTTCATATTCAGCGGTAACTGAAGACCCTTACGCAATATTCCAAATCTCAGGTAAAACTTACGATAATGATAATTTCACATTTGAAACTTCAATGTTAAGTACCGATAAAAATTATTTGAGAAATGTATTTGGAGCATCTAACTTTGGTAAATCGAGAACTGAAGTACCTTTATTTGTTGAAGAAACATACCCTGCATTACTTCAAACAGGATATAGAGCAGGACAAATTAGAGGTTTATATTGTAATTTGGTAAGTTTACCAGGAGCAAGGTCAGGTAATTCTGATAGTATTGGATTCTACTTAGAGCAATACCAAACACCTGAAACACCATTTGTTGTTTCTGAATTAAGAGGTAATAAAGTTTTCAAATTATTTAAGTTTGTTCTAATCTCTGACGGTAACTCAGCTAATACATACGTTAAGTTGTCTATTGGTAATATTTCATTCAACAATGGAACATTCGATGTATTTGTAAGAGACTTCTTTGATAACGACCAAAACGTAAGAGTACTTGAAAGTTTCACAAACTGTTCATTAGACCCAACCCAAAACAACTACATAGCAAACAAAATCGGTACATCTAATGGTGAATACCAAGTTAAGTCTAAATATGTAATGTTAGAGATGAGTGACGAAGCACCAACAAACGCTCTACCTTGTGGGTTCGAGGGTTACATCTCAAGAGAGTATGCTAACGCAACTCCTCCGTTTGTACCTTATAAAACAAAATACTTTACTGCTGGAGAAACAATTTACAACCCACCTTTTGGTTCTACTAATGGCGGGGATAATCCTGTAATCTCAAGTGGTGAAAACCCAAGAAGAGCTTACTTAGGTATTTCTAATATTACAGGTTTTGACTACGACTTCTTCCAATATAAAGGAAAACAACTTCCAGCAAGTTTAGCAACAGACACAACAGGTGCAGCTTGGGGTTATTTAACTAAAGGTTTCCACATGGATAGTGGAGCAACAGTTGTTACTATAACAAACGCTTATGCTACATCAGGCCAATCGGCATTTGAAGTAGGTGTTGGCTCATTTAATTCAGAACCAACTGACACAAATAACCCATACTACAGATTGAATACTCGTAAGTTTACATTATTGGCTTACGGTGGTTTCGATGGTTGGGATATCTATAGAGAATATAGAACGAATAGTGACTCATACGCTTTAGGTCAAACAGCATTCAAATATGGAGCTGCAAGTTCGGTAACATATCCTACAGCATCAGGATGGGGAGCATTTAAAGCAATTTCAGGACCTAACCAAGAAAGTTGGGCTAATACTGACTACTACGCATACAAATGGGGTCAAACAACATTTGCTAATCCTGAATCAACAAACATCAATGTGTTTGCAACACCAGGTATTGATTATGTAAATAACTCAAACTTAGTGGAAGATGCAATTGATATGATTGAAACAGATAGAGCAGATTCAATCTACATTGCTACAACACCTGACTTCAATATGTTCTTACCATCTTACCAAGACATTACTGAAGGGTTAATTTACCCACAAGAAGCTGTAGATAATTTAGAGGGTACTGGAATTGATTCAAACTATACCGCAACTTACTACCCTTGGATTTTAACAAGAGATACTGTTAATAATACTCAAATCTATATTCCTGCAACTTCTGAGGTTGTAAGAAACTTAGCTTTAACTGATAACATCGCATTCCCTTGGTTTGCATCTGCCGGTTACACAAGAGGTTTAGTGAATGCGGTAAGAGCAAGACGTAAGTTGACACAAGACGATAGAGATACTTTATATAAAGGTAGAATCAACCCAATCGCTACTTTCTCAGATGTGGGTACGGTAATTTGGGGTAATAAAACATTACAAATTAGAGAATCTGCACTTGACAGAATTAACGTAAGAAGATTGTT